TTCCTACATACGAAGAATGTAAAGAGTTTATGGCAAAGACAGGCGGAGTTGCCTATATCAAGTACATATCAGGAGAGGGATAAATGAAAACAATAGCCAAAATAATGGAGATATTCGGAGTTGTATGTGTATTTCTCGGCTTAGGAGCAATAGAGTCTGAATTGCTCATCATACCGATAGCAATGCTCATAACGGGCGGAGCGATAGCCTTTGCGGGGCTTTCCATAGAAGGGAGCGACTATGCGAGATCCGATAGATGAGGCTTTCCGGGAATGGGAGAAAAGGCAGAGACAGTATGAAAGCAGATGCCCGGTATGCGTTATGTGCGGTGAGCCGATTATGACAGAGCATTTTTACGAGATCGAGGGCGAGCCAGTATGTGACGACATCAACTGCATCAAAGATTACTTAAGTCAGTACAGAAAAAGTGTAGCAGTATGGATTGAAAATCAGGAGGTATAAAAATGGCTTTACCAGTATTAGTGATCGGCAGATCCGGTCAGGGCAAGACTTACAGCCTAAAAAACTTCAAGGCAGATGAATTAGGCGTTATATCCGTTGAGAAAGGGAGGCTTCCTTTTAAGAGTGATCTAAAGGTTGCCCGTATTCCGTCAAACTTTGGAGAGTCGGAAAAGTCGAGCGCAGCAGCTATCAATGCAGCCCGGTATGCGTGGCTTGAAATGGCAATCTCTAAGAGCAAGACGCCTTCTGTCGTAATTGACGATTCGCAGTATCTATTAGTCAATGAGCTGTTCGATAGAGCTTATGAAAAGGGTTATGACAAGTTTGTTGAGATGGCCGCTAAATTCAGAAACCTTATTCATTTTATCAACAATCTTGAAGATGATAACAAAATCGTGTATTTCCTGCATCATTCAGAGCTTGATACAGACGGAAGGGAGAAGGTCAAGACAATAGGGAAAATGCTTGACGAGAAACTTACTATAGAAGGTTGTTTCGATATCGTTCTTTATTGCCAGGATCATAAGTTCTACACGCAGAGCAATAATCAGAGCGTTGCCAAGACACCAGAAGGAATGTTTGAGCTTGAAATACCGAACGATCTTAAATTCGTAGATCAGCAGATAAGAGAATACTACAACATGAAGGGAGATAAGAAATGAAACAGTTTGGAGGATTCGACCAGGCGAAGGAAGAAGCAAAGGCATCATCAAACGGAGGAATGAGACTTCCGGCGGGTGCTTATGTTTGCAGGATCTTAGGAGCGAAAGAGACCGAGCCTAAAGGAGACAAGAGCGGATATATCACAATCCAGTTCGAGATTGAAGAAGGCGAATATAAAGGCTTTTTCAAGAAACAGTATGACGCTAATGAGCGTGATGATAAGAAGTACAAGGGAAAGACCGTTATCTATGAGCCGAAGGAAGACGGATCTGAGAAGGACGGATGGACCAAAACCACTTTTGCTAAGTGGACTAACGCTATCGAGGATTCCAACCCTGGTTATAAGTGGGACTGGAACGAGGCTGGCTGGAAAGATAAGCTTGTCGGAATCGTTTTTGGGGAAACCGGAACGAATATAGAGGGCAAGGATATTGTTTATACCGAGGCGAGATATCCCGTAGCTGTCAGCAAGGTAAAGGATGGAACGGCCGGAGAAGCTAAGTTTAAGGCTAAAAACGGCTATGGAACAACTGTAAACACCGGTAATGGTACAGAGTTTATGAACATACCGGACGCCATAGATGAAACTTTACCGTTCTGATATGCAGCCACATGAGATTGATAATTGCATAGCTTCCATGAAGATATACGTTGACAGTAGGGAGCATCCTTCCGAGGAATACACAAGGCGCTGTGATTCTTTTGGTGTTCCCTACGAGCGGAAACATCTTGATTATGGAGATTATACTTACTCCTTTACGCTTCCGGATGGAAAAGAGGTATACAACTCGGAGCCGATATGTGGCGCTGCTGTAATCGAGCGGAAAATGTCTCTTACGGAATTATCCGGTAACTTATGCCAGGAACATGACCGATTTATCCGGGAGATGGAAAGAGCGAAAGATCATAACGCCAGTATCTATCTCATAGTCGAAGACGGAACATGGGAGAAGATTATCAATCATAAATACAGAACGCAGTTTAATGAGAAAGCATATTTAAGGCGGCTTTTAGGGTTAATAGCGAGATATGGTGTAGTCGTTGTTTTTGTCCAAAAGGAATTATCCGGAAGGATGATCCGCGAAATTCTTGAAAAAGAGCTGAGAGTCAGGCTTGAACGTGGAGAATATGACAATGACATATCCGAAGAAGTAAAGGCAGAAAATGACAAGTGATGAGATCAAAGAACAAGTTTCAGTTGATAAGATCCTCCAGGAACATGGCGTTAAGATCAAAGGCAATATGTGCAGTTGCCCGTTCCATAAGGACATTGATCCGAGTATGGCGCTTTATCCGCCGGGTAACGGGGTTAAGAAAACTGTCAAGTGCTTTTCATGTGGATTCTCTGGGGATGTTTTTGCACTGACTATGAAGCTTGATAATTGCGATTTTAAGACTGCTTTTATCTCTTTAGGCGGAACATATGACCATATGTCACAAAACGCCCGCATTCGAGCCGTATCAAAGCGAGAAGCACGAAAGAAAGCACGAGAACGAGCCGAGCAGGAAGAACGGAAGTTTTATAAAGCGTTGTGCAAGGCGTTGACGATCTGCGAATGTGCAGCAAATGTGTTCGAGCCGTATTCAGACGAGTGGTGTTATCTCCTGAATAAGTTGCCGTATCTTCAATATGCTTTCGATGAAAAATATCTAAATGGAAATGAGGTCAACGAAGTAGATGTATATAGATTATCCCGAACAATTAACTCCCGATATCTTACAGGAGCGTGATCTATATGATGAAATTCTCGGAATCGAGTCTGAGCTTGACCGACAGATAGTAGCCAACAAGATCCGGCAAGCCGCAAAGAATATAGGACAGCTTAAGACTTTTGATAGCAACTATAGAAGCGCGCAGAGGGAGTATGCCAGGTATGCAAAACAATCTCTTGCCAACAGCAATATCTATATGGGTGCTAATCAGACGGATTTTTCCTTAAGGGATGCAGACGGACAGTTTAATTGCGGTGACTGGGTATGTGACGATGATGGTATAAGGATCCAAACGGATAAGGGATTGCAGATAGTATGTCCGCATCCTATATACATTGACAAGATCCTTAAGAACGCTGAGACCGGACGATATAAAGCGGAGATAGTATATAAGATCCGCGGCAGAGTGCAAAGCGTATATGCCAATCGAGAAGTTATCGCAACGCCGAGCAAGATATTGCAGCTTGCCAATGACGGTATTCAGGTAACAAGCCTTACGGCCCCGTGGCTGGTCAAGTATCTTGCGGACCTGGAAGCGCTTAATCCGGATATGATCGCTGAGAAAATATCCACAAGCCGCCTCGGATGGGTTGACAGCGTAGATATCGAAGGTAACAAGATCAAGCAGTTTCTACCATACCAGGCCAACGTGATCTTTGATAACGAGCTAAATGTGAAATCACTGTTTGACTCAATCAAGATACATGGAAGCCGGGAAAAATGGTACAAGCTGATCCGAGAGATAAGGGCAAAGAAACAGCCGGAAGTGCTAATAAATATGGCCGCGTCTTTTGCTTCCGTCTTAGTAGAACCATGCGGGGCGCTGCCATTCATAGTTAGTTTGTGGGGCGGGACCGGTATAGGAAAGTCTGTAATCCTTAAGATATGTACTTCTATATGGGCGGATCCCGGAGAAGGGAAATATATCACGGATGCAAAGGCCACAAGTACGGCTATGGAAATGAGACTGAATATATTAAACAGCCTTCCAATGACGCTTGATGATATGGCTCAGGTCAAAAATCAGTACGATGAAGACTTTTCGGAGCTGATATATAGATGGTGCGCCGGAAAAGGCCGGGACCGTTCAAACAAGGAACTCGGCCTAAATAAGCTCACATCCTGGAGAAATTGCACTATCACAAACGGTGAACGATCCTTAGTGGATGAAAGTACGCAGGGCGGAGCAATCAACAGGGTTATCGACATTGAAGCCAGTGGAGAAGCACTTTTTGACGGAAGATCCGGGAACAAAACAGTCAAGATCATTGAGGAGAATTATGGTTTTGCCGGTGATGAGTTCATTTTTCAGATATCCGGGATGGGTTTTGATGCGATCAATCAGATATACAACGAATATTACGAAAAGATCAAGGAAGCTGCCACGAAACAAGGCGTAGAGAAAGAAGACAAGCAAGTAGTCCCTATGGCGCTGATCCTTGCAGCAGACTATCTGTCAGAAAAGTATCTGTTCATGGATGGTGTAAGGATAGATATTGACCAGGCAATAGGTTATCTCAGGAATAAAGGTGAAGTATCTGAGGACAACAACGCATACAACTATCTAATGGATATGGTTGTCGCTAATATGTTTCACTTTGAGGCCAGCGAGGACTCAGATATTAAAGATACCGTAGAGCGCTGGGGATATTGGAAGGATGAAGAAACAGTAGTTATTATCGGGCAGAGATTTGACCGGATCATGAAAGAAGGAGGATTCCAGGCAAAATCCTTTTTAAGCTGGGCGAAGCGTCATAACTTGGTTGAATGTGATCCTAAAGGGAATACAAAAAAAGTTGTGAAATTCTTAGGAAGGTCTGTAAGGGCAGTAATCATAAATACTAACTACAATACCGAAGAATCCGCTATTATAGGGGCTTTAGCGGACAGTTTGGATGATGAATTGCCATTCAAATAAAGGGTTACAAGTTACAGAAGTTACAATCTGGAATGTGCGTATATATACGAAAAAAATTTTTCGCACACTGTTTGGTATATGTGAAAAATTGTCTCTATAAGGGCAATAAAAAAAGTGTAACTTTGTAACCTTGTCCGAAAACGTGTCAACCACGCGGAAAAATCGGTTACAAACAGGGTGTAACACTGTGTAACTTTTGTTACCTAACACATTACAGGAGGAACTATGTTAGACATAAAAAATCTATATGGCTTGTGGGGTATACCTGAATATCATCAATGGCCGGAAGTAGAAGATTTTACAGCTTTATCGAGATATATATGCGATACAAGATCAAAGCTAGTCAAAATAGAACAGGCAGAATATGACGCGCCATTAACCGGAGCTATCCTCTATTTTATCAGCTCAAGGAAGGGATATACCGTTGTTTTTATGGGGGAGGACGAGAACGCATTTAATGTTCGGGCAATAACAGCAAAGGGGGAAGCGGTATGTATATGAACTTATCTGAGAAAAAAGCATATGTAGATCAGGACTTCAAGAACTCTAAATTATGTCAGATGGGGCCGGTCCCGGAAGACAGGGAGAAGATCAAGGAGTATTTCCATTATGCGACCAGGTATGGTCAGGAGTTTTTGAATAAGTATTCAGGTAAGCGCCGAGTATTTGAATATGCTGAGGAACTTGTGATGGACTGGTTCGACACGATAGAAGCCATATCGAGAGAGATTGAGGCTAAGGCAAAACGGGAGGAAGAAAGATCATGAAGGTAGATGATATAGCGATTGTAGCAACAAACAAAGGTGTAAGGCATCCTATAGGAACTAAGGTCATAGTAAAAATCATGGGTAACCCGGAAATAGATGATAGGCCGTATTATTGTCAGGCATATGACGGAAAGACTTGTTACTGGTATGGAGAGAGTGAGCTTAAGGAGGTTAAAAATGACGCACATTGAGGAAAAAGCAATCATAGAGAGATTTAAGGCAATGGATGTAGAGCAGATGCAGGTGGCGATCAAAGCATTTCCAATCCAGATAGTGTTCAACGAACTGGAACGCAGAGAGAATGAGCGCATCGAACTTTTGGATAAGCTGGATACACTGACTGAGTTTGTCGGGCAGGTGACGAGATGAGCTATCAATACAGATCCGCAGCAGAAGGGAAGGAGTTTAAGCCTACATATTCCGGAAGACATCTTAAGGAGAAGTTCGCCAAAGAGTCGAAGTATCGTAAGCGTTGCCCGAAAACATGGATAACAAAGGGATATGTGACAGAGCAGGAGATAAAGCATGAGCAAACAGATAGTTGAGATGATCGACCGTTACGAGTCGAACGGTCACGAACTTAAATTTGTTGACCACAGGACAATTCTGATAAGGTGCAAAGATTGCGACCATTGTTTAGACTACGGAGATTGCCTTGTATGCAATCGTGGAGCATTGGATATAACCGCAGATGATTACTGTTCAAAAGCAGAGAGGAAAAGGAATGAACGATGATTTAATAAGCCGACAGGCGGTGTTCGACCTTATGCGAAGTTTGACAAGGTGGTGCGTAAGGTCGGAAAACGGAAAATTCAATAATGTTGGCTTACTCTATGATGATGTGATGTTTGGCATTGATAAGTTACCGCCCGTCACTCCGCAAGAGCCAAAGACAGGGCATTGGATAAAAGACGATATAACAGAACGGTCAAAGAGCGCATACAAGCATAAATGTGATAGATGTGGCGCATATCATAGGGCGATGTATGACTATTGTCCGTCATGTGGTGCAAGAATGATAGAAAGTGAGGTGTGATATGGTAGCGATTAAACATTTTTGTATGCCGAGTTGTTGTGATAATTGTGACATATTTAATTGGACGGATAAAACGTGTCACATCACATATACAAGATGCGAAAATCCTTTTGATGATAAGAATGATGATTGCCCTTTGATTGAGGTTGAGCCACAGGAAAGTGAGGATGAGGAATGACAGATATCGCAAAGATTATATTAGCAATAATAGTTATCGGTTTATTTGCTTTTATGCTTATAAGATATGGGAACACACCACTTTCAGATGTTCCGTTCTGGGTAGCGTGGTTATTGAATGGATAAAGGAGATTGAGGGATGAATCAACCAATAATTGAAATACGAGGTGATGATGTAGTATGTCTTACACCGCTTCCTCAATATGGAGAAGGCATTTCTGAATACGAACTTGTAATGACTAAAGAAATATTCATTGAATGCTATAACCGATGGATAAAAGAGGGAGGGTATTGGATAAACATAGTTGATAAGGGTTATCACGATTTTAGAACGGGCGACAGATTGTGCTATGAATGTTCGGAATGCAAAAGCCAGTACACATATAAATCTAACTATTGCCCGAACTGCGGTGCAAGGATGGAAGAAAGCGGGGAAGCATGACAATACCAGATAAGTGTCTTGATTGCGATCATACCATTATTCAGCTTGAGAATGTTCACCAGGGATGGTGCAAGTATCAACTTGAATCTGTGGTGCGCTGTGATTGCTTTCCGGTCCATTACAGGGTTGGATGTGCGTGTGCAGAGCAATACTGCAAGAAGAAGCAAAAGGAGGAAGTATGAAAGTAGAAAACATAGTAGTCACTTATGACGAGAGCCGGGGGATCTATAAATACACGGGAACTTGCCCGAAGTGTGGTTGTGTGCTTCATGCAGACCAACACGGGAAAGACGATGAGTGCTGCGGTGAATACCTTGAGTGGGATTTTCACATCCCGACACTTGCGGAACAGCAGGATGAGATAGACGATTTTATGGAGTTCATCGACTGGGAGGATGAATGATGAGACCATGTATTTATGATAATTATTCCCCGTGTGAGGAATGCGGAAGGTGTAAGACAAGGCAGGAGATTATAGCCGAAGGCATGGACAGCGGAGAGATTGATGAGGACACTTTTGCTTGCCACTATGACGATACGGAGGAAGATGAGGAATGAGCGCATATAGTGACTGGAAGGCGGGAGCCTTGACAGATGATGAGTATAGATCCGCTATGCGGAGAGAGTGCGAGGATTACTATCCCGATGTTATAGGCATAGTGCATCAGTGTTGCGAGTGTATCTATTGCAATCAGGCAACGATCCGAAAGAGAAAAGCAAAACTCTCAAAGGGTGCAGAGTATGACGAGAACGGAAACGAAGTGTGCCGATTCTCCGAAGATGGAAAAGATAGGCTGTTCGTTATCGCATCAAACTCTGAGACCGAGCAGATAGACATCTGTACTTGTGATGGAGCAAAAAAGTATCTCATGGAGATAGATTCCGCAGATGAACAGTGCAGAGATTTTGAGGGTATAGACGATGGGAATTAGCGAAGGCAAGAAACAGGGAAAGAGATACATCCGAGAAGTGAGCAAGGATGAAGAAAAGAGCATGAGTACAACGAGTTGGACATTCTTCTACCATAAGCCTTATCAGAACGACTGGAAGGAAGCAAACTATAAGGCCAGAGGAAAGAAGTGGAAGGGGATCCTGTGAAGATCGGATTGATTGATGTTGATGGACACAATTATCCAAACTTGCCACTTATGAAAATATCCGCATATCACAAATCTATCGGCGACAGTGTTGAATGGTATCAACCTTTGTTTTCCGGACATTGTGACAAGGTTTATATGAGTAAAGTATTTAGTTTTACTCCGGATTATCAATACTTTATTGATGCCGATGTTATTGAGAGAGGCGGAACCGGATATGCGATAGAACTCATAAACGGAAAAGAGGTATATCACAAAGATAAAGACAAGCCACTGCCGGATGAAATAGAGCATATCTATCCAGATTATAGTTTATATCCGGAACTAACAAAAGATACGGCATATGGATTTCTGACAAGAGGATGTCCCAGAGGATGCGGCTTCTGCCACGTGGCAAGTAAAGAAGGTAAATGCTCATACAAAGTTGCGGATCTGTCAGAGTTTTGGAGAGGACAAAAAAATATCATTTTATGTGACCCAAACATATTGGCGTGTCCTGAGCATCCCGATCTGTTGCAACAGCTTGTAGATAGCAAAGCGAGGGTTAATTTTAATCAAGGTCTTGATGTTAGGCTTATTACGGATCGCAATATAAATATTTTGAAACAGATCCGGTTAGATAGTATTCATTTTGCTTTTGATCGGTGGCAAGACAAGGATATTGTGGAACCCAAATTAAGACAATTCGCATATCAGACGGGATATGACCGGCATAAAGGTAGCGTGATGGTCTATATACTTACCAACTATGACACAACAATAGAACAGGATATTTACAGAATACAATTATGTAGGGAGTTAAACTTTAGCCCATATCCCATGATATATGACAAGGAACATGCAGATCCGATATACAAGAAATTGCAACGATGGTGCAATAATTGGATCTTTTGGAAAACACCAACATTTGAAGAATATAGGGGGTGATTAAGATAGGCATTGAAATACAGATAGACAATCTGGAAGATATGTGTGATCTGATGTGCTTTAATCGGATCCCTAAAAGGAGGGCTGACATGAAAGTATTTAATCCGCCTAAACACGGATACATCAACGACAGCACAAGCCGCTTATATCCCGGCTGTGAGGTCAATGTGCTTGCATACATAGAGTCTACGGACCAGTACCAGGTGGAAAGTGTTGAGACCGGCTATGAATGTGATGTCTCAGCTAAAGGATTAAACATAGATAAGGAGTGATGGAATGATTGTTATAGGCGTACCAACAACCGGAGCAATCCCCACAAGAGTAGTAGGCAGCATAGAGAATGTCCTTCTAAACAGACAAGGCGTTGCGCCGTTCTATGTGACCGGTTCTCTTGTCTACGATGCCAGGGCAAGGATCGTCAACTATGCTCTTGGGAAGGG